CGCCTACACGCGCTCGCCAGGCACGTATTCCATCTTCACTTAAGATGCCAAGTACTGTTGTAACACTAGGATAACGACTACCATCGGGGGTACAATATTGTCGCCCAGTACGTTCACTAGATTCAGTAACCAAATCTTCATAACCTAACTCCGTTTTTTCGTGGATAAAAATTCGCTTCTCCGTCGTCATCACTGATGTAATCGTAGATGCTTTGCTTGAAGCTTTGCTGTTGTTGTTGTTTTGAAGGCGTTGCTTGAATGATGTCTCTGTCATACCTTAATTTCTTCTCGCGATTAACCTTCTTGTTTTGTGAATCAAATCTTTTAAACTTTGCCATAATACATTTTACTCTTGTGTTTTTAGCATCTCTTTTGTCATAATATAATCACGAACAAAATCTGAGCGCACAATGTCTTCCCATGTAAATTCAATTATAGTAAAAGCATTCATTTGGTGTAAAATTTTTAAAAACTTTAATATACCTTCTTTTTCTTTTCTATTAGTAAGATCTGATTGGTAATAATCACCGCACATAATAAATCGGCAATTCCGCCCTACGCGAGTAATAATAGAGTCTAGTTCGTGCGCCGAAAGATTTTGCATCTCATCGACAATGATGATTGCATTGTTAATTGTAATCCCTCGAATAAATGAAGTAGTAAGGAACTCAACAGATCCTGCCGCTTGTAACTTTTTCCATGCATCACTATCTCGAAAGAGTTCTGCACAAATAGATCTATACGGACCTGTGTATGCATCTTTCTTTTCTTCTTCATCACCAGGTAGGAAACCGATATCGCGAGTTGCAACTACCGAACGAACAATCACTACTTTATCATAAGGTGTCTCTTTATCAAGTACATCTTCAAGAGCAAGAGCTAATGCGAGATAAGTCTTACCAGTACCTGCTGAACCTGCTAATGCGAGAGAGTGATCTCGTTTGTACTCGTGGATTGCATATGATTGGTTATCAGTCAAAGCTTCAAAGGCGTTCATGTCTTCAAGGCGTAAACGTAATGTTGGTTTCTTCGGTGCTACTCTTGTCGAAGGTGATACACTACTTGATTTTCTAGGTCGTTGCATTAATGATCCTTGATGGAGTTAATTTTATATGTCGATTTTATTTTTGAAATAACTTCACGAAAGCCATCATCAACTTTAAGTCTACTGCCTGGTTCATGCACTAAATTAACACTACTAATATAACCTTCCATATTAGGGTTATCTAATAGATATTGTGTGCGATCACTGATCGACATATACTTTTCAATTACTTCACCAGTATCTTTATTGCGAAAATCATAGGTCGGCATTGCTTGTTATCCTTTGTGTATAGTATATGTATCAACGATAAACAAACCACTCAGGTGATGAGCGTTTATTCTGCCATACCATAGCGAACCTGTCTTGCTTCGTCATATAGTAATCGCGATATGATTGTACTGTATCATTGAGATTGATACACTCAGGATTATTCTTCATTGCTAGTTTGAATTCTGTTCTACCAATCAATGGAATGTTTGTTGGCGCTGAGGCTAATACATCTCGTAGAAGTGTATCAGTTGCATGGACTTTATTATACCTATAAGTATACTCATTACAGAGGGCAATAAAGTGCTCATAATGCCAGTTGTAATTGCTGAGGGATTCTCTTGTCCAAACTGTGCAAGGATGGTTCATATGTACAGCTTTATAGAGTAGTTGCTCACGATCATCACGTAACTTCCAAGTCTTAATCTTACGATTGTTCTTTGAAAGGCGTTGACCAATAATACCATCAACCATACGGTGAGTGGTAGATAACATTTGTGCAGACTCAACAACCATCTTAACAACATGCTTATCACATTGAGATTGTGCTGCAATCACTGGGTCGGTGTCTAATATAAAAATATTCATAATGTAGTCTCGTTAAATTCAATCATAGTAATATTATAAACCAGTTTGTAGCATTTGTACATATGTAGATTCTAAAGTAAAGCCAGTATCCCTGTCCTCCGGCAACTAGATTATTATACCACAGAACAGGGAATTTGTACAGGACTTTATGCTATAAGATTTCCTCTATTCGACTGTTTAAAAATTCATACTTCTGGCGCAGCTTGAACGCCAATTCACTATTTCCTTCTTTTTCTACTCGCTTCATATAGTGTTTGAGTTCTTTTGAGTCTCGTTTCAGTCTTTCTAGCTTTGGTGCATACATATCGTATCTCCGTTGTAAATGGAATGGTGTTATAACGTGTTTCTTGTTATATCGATGCGAGTATGTAGTCTCCTTCCGTTGGGTTAAAGTGAAAAAAAAGCCTGTCTAAAATAAATTAGATCAGGCCCGTCGGATAAGTGGAATACTTCTCCACATATTATTATGTACTAGACACGAATGAGTCCGGGAAAAGCTTCTTGAATAAGCTTTTTTGTAATACCCTTATAAACACCTTCAAGTTCTTTATCTTTCATTTTAATGACAAGTGCGGCATCATCAGGATGAATGCCTTCTAAAACTTTAATGAACATAATTTCAACCTTGGCTTTTGGCAATCTTTCGCCAGGACCAGATTTAATAAAATATCCAAACTTCTTGGTTTGTTTACGCAACGTAGATGGAGGGAATTCTTCTGAGGCTTTCTTGAATGGAGGTACACCTTTTGGAATGATGAACTGGATAGAGTCATCAAAGGCACCTTTTAACACGTCTCGCAATGCAAGAGTATTATACTCACGAAGAACTTCAATCTTTTCAGCTTTCGTTACCTTACTTCCAGCACGATATAGGATATCATGCATGGTAGGTCTTTTCATTTTATTTACAGCCATTAGTAAAAATCTCCAATCGATTCAATCAACATTTTGCAACGTTTAGCAATTAAGTAGTTTAACACTCGACTCTTATGAGCCACTTTTGTATTCTCATACTTATTTATAATTTCTAATTTTACATCATCAGGCGTCTCCGATAAATCGATTAGCTTTTTATTACGTATGAAATTACGATAAGTTTCTTGATCGAGCACTGATTCAATCTTATCTATATTCGCAATCCATTCATCCATCTTCTTTTGTGTAACAGGACGTTGGCGAATACCATCAACGAACGTGTTATCAGGAGATAGTACATTGGGTACACCATCACCAGAGTCACCTTTAAAGATATGCTCATATAAGAATAACTTAGCATTCTTTTCAACCATTTCTTTTTTGAGCATAGGTGAGAACTGCTTAATATTATTCCACTTTTGTAATTGCTTAAAGTCTTTATCAGAAGAAACAATCATGACAGGTTCATGTTTACCAAACTCTTGAGTATACTCTGCAAGTACGCCAACGATATCATCGGCCTCTGCTTTGTTTACTTGAAGAACTTTATATGGTAGGTACTCAGTAATCTCATCGCGAACCTTTGAGATGATTTCAAAGAGTTTAGTCCAATCAATTGTAGACTCACCTTCTTCACGATTCTTACGGCGAGAGTGTTTATACTCAGGAAAGTAATCTCGACGCCATGTTGAAGAATCGCATGCAATCACGACCTGACCATACTCAGCTCGATACCGTTTATTATACATTCGGATAGAATTCAAGATCATATGACGAATCATATCCTCTTCAATTGCCATTTTCTGTACTACCACATTTGAGATAGCTATACCGCTATAATCGATTAAAATAATTTTATAATCCTCCTGCTGAATAAACAGCTCAATTTAAGATACTATTATACCACAGTTTTTGAGGATTGTACAGGTTTATTTTATGGCCATTTTTAGGCCTTTGAGAGCGTATATATAACAATACCTCAACAAAAAGGAGTCATATCATGTTTTCAAAATTAATTCAATCTATTAAAAGCATCTTTGTAAAAAGCCCTGTTCAGGAAACAAAACCTGAAGTAGCTGCATGGCCATTCCCAATGGAAACTCGTCCTGATCCTGTTGTGAAGAGTGAACCAACAAATGCATCTACTCCTGTGGCAACAACAGCGACAAAGAAAAAGCCTGCAGTGATTGCAAAGCAAAATAGTGCTGCTTCAAAGAAAAAGAAGTCGAAGTCAAAAGCAAAATAGTATAAATAAAGTAGTACAATTCGAATAACTCTCTTGGGATAAGTGAACAGAGATGGCATCAATAGAAAAAGACTTTCGGGTCAAAAACGGCCTCGTAGTTGGCACTGACGCTAACATTGCAGGAGCAATCACATCAGTTGACTCAATTCAACTTGATACATCTCTCGCATACGTTCCTCCTCCAACGGGTAAGATAGTTTGGAATCCCGACGAAGGTTCTCTTGATGTTGGTTTAGGTAATGGAGTTATTGCTAACCTTCCCGAAGAGACGTTATATCGAGTCACAAATAATACAGCATCTACAATTACAAATGGAACTCTTGTCGCATCGGTAGGTACGACGGGTAACTCAGGTAAAATCCTCATTGCACCTTGGAATCCTGCAGTACACGCTGCAGTTCAAATCATGGGTATTGCAACAAGCAATATTTTATCGGGCAGTGATGGGCATGTTACGCACTTTGGTAAAGTACGAGGCATTCAAACGAATGGCGCTAATTATAGCGAAACTTGGATAGATGGTGATATATTATATGCTGGTCCAAGCGGAGGCTTAACAAAAGTACGTCCATCAGCACCAAGCACAAAAACGATTGTTGCAATTGTTATCTCTGCACATCCAAGTAATGGTACACTCTTTGTACGACCAACGATATCGTCAAGCATTGCAAACGACGATCTTGTTCAAATCACAAGTTTAGCAAATAATGATTTGCTTCGATATAATTCGACAACTGGTCGATTTGAAAATGGCCAATCACTGAATTTAAATGGCACAGTAAATGCTACCACTGTAAATACAGCTAACATAGAAGTCACAGCTATCAAAGCTAAAGACGGCAC